CCAAATGCATCAGTGGGCAGCATAGGTGATTATGCTGTGGTCAATACCAACCAAGAAGATGATATCAACAATTTGATATGGTTCAAAAACACCCAAAACAATTGGGTATTGTTGGGCAGTCAAGAATGGCAACAATCTTGGCCCACTGTGTATGGTACCAATGCACCTGCCTCCTTGACCGTGGGTGCTACCATGTACATCAATGACATATTGATCACAGTGCCTGCATCACCAAACAACACAGTGGCAGGGTTGGTTGCAGTCATCAATGCTGCTGCCATCACCGGGGTGACTGCAGGAGTTACTGAAGGTGGTTATCTTCGCTTGTACGGCAACAGTGATGCAACCAACGACGGCAGTACAGGTGCCAACGGAATTGTCAATATAGAAACAGGTCCAGTGGGAGGTGCTGCGCTGCTCACAGCCTTGGGCATTGCTGCCGAAGATTACAACTGCCCTGAGTACCTGGTCGCTTACAATCAAAACTTTCCACGCTGGCGTGCCAGTGATACTTCTGGTTATAGACCCGGAGGTTCGGTTTGGAACAACATCAGCCCAGTAAACAACGGTCTTTCTATCAAGTTGAAAAAATACAGTACAACCTTGGGAGAATGGGTCAGCCAAACAGTGTCCGCATATGGCGGTGACAGTCAGGCCATAGCTGCTCTTGATCCTGTGAATGGCGGCAAAACCATTCCAGTAGGCACTGTGTATGTGGAGCCAAATTCTTTTATTTGGAACACAGAGCCCAACTCAGCAGGCAGCTTTTTGCTGTTGGAGCGAGCAGTTTTTGGACAAACAGTGGTCACTGGCACTGAAGTTGATCCTACCTTTACTGTGGGCAACACATTTACAATCAGAGCCACAGCAGCGGGGTCGTCTACATACAGTGCTGCAGTGACAGCTACCATTGGCGGCTCCGGCACAGCTTCGGATTTTGTTACTGCTGTGAGTGCGGCAGCCGTTCCATATGTGTCTGCCAGCATTGATTCTGCTGGCTCCATTGTAATTGTGCATAGTCAAGGTGGCAGTATATTGTTGAACAACACAGCAGGATCACCCTTGACTGATGCAGGATTTACACCAGCTACTCCTTTTTGCAGACTTTGGAAAATTGACGGCGATAGTTTGGTATTGAGTAATTTTGTCACTGCTCCTACCTTCTCATATACATCCAGTACCACAGCACCAGACACAGATCCGGCCAATGGTAGATTATGGTACTATAGCACAGTGTCTGAAGCTGACATCATGATTCAAAACAATGGCGCCTGGATAGGATATCAAAATTGTGCCAATGACACACGCGGTTTTGATTTGACTCAGACCAATGCCAAAGGACCTTTGGTATCTGCCACAGCTCCAACAACTCAAAATGATGCAGCCCAAAGTCCGTTGGAATATGGTGACCTATGGATTGACAGCAGCGATTTAGAAAATTATCCTAAACTGTATCGTTGGCAAGCTGTAGACAGCGTGGATCAATGGGTAGAGATTGACACCACAGACCAGGTAACCAGCAATGGCATTCTGTTTGCTGATGCTCGCTGGGCGCCCAACGGCACTACCGATCCCATTGCTGATCCAATTCCCACCATTGTGAGCTTGCTGACCAGCAATTACCTAGACCTTGATGCTCCGGATCCTGCACTGTATCCTCAAGGCATGTTGTTGTTCAACACTCGTCGTTCTGGTTACAATGTCAAAAGCTATGCAGTGAACTATTTCAATGCAACCAGCTTCCCTGATGACACGTTGCCATCGGAAAAGAACACATGGCTCAGTGCCAGTGGTCTCAAACAAAATGGTTCTATGTATGCAGGTCGTCAAGCACAACGTCAAATGATTGTGGAAGCTCTCAAGAGCAGTATTGATACCTCAACTGGGCCCAGAGAAGACACTGCTCAGTACACTATCATTGCCACACCTGGCTATCCTGAGCTGATGCCCAATATGATTGCACTGAGCAACGAACGCAACAACACCTTGTTTGTTGTGGGCGATACACCCATGCGTTTGGCAGGCAATGCCAATGATTTGGTTTCATGGGCTACCAACAACAATGGCCTGGGATTGAGCACAGAGGATGGTTTGGTTACCACCAGCAACTACATGGCAACATTCTATCCCAGCTGTACCACAACAGATTTGAGTGGGCAAACAGTGGTGCAACCTCCCAGTCACATGATGATGCGCACCATCATACGCAGCGACGAAGTAGCTTATCCTTGGTTGGCTCCAGCTGGCACCAGACGAGGCATTGTGGACAACGCACTGCAACTGGGAGTGATCAATTCAGCCACAGGTGAATTTGAACCCTTGTCGGTAAATCAAGCACTGCGAGATGTCTTATACGAAAACAATGTAAATCCAATTACATTTATTCCCGGTGTGGGTATTACCAACTTTGGTAACAAAACTTCAACCACAGTTACCTCAGCTCTGGATCGTATCAATGTTGCTCGTTTGGTTGCATTTTTGCGAGGACGATTGGAAGAAATTGGCAAGCTGTACTTGTTTGAACCAAATGATCAGATCACTCGCAATGAAATCACCAATACCATCAACAGCTTGATGGTCGATTTGATTGCCAAACGTGCCATTTATGATTATTTGGTTGTGTGCGACCTTAGCAACAACACACCTGCCAGAATTGATCGCAATGAACTTTGGGTGGACGTAGCTATTGAACCGGTCAAGGCAGTGGAGTTCATTTACATTCCGTTGCGAATCAAGAACACAGGAGAAATTGCCTCTGGTGCATAAAGAAAGGGCCTCAGGGCCCTTTTTTCGGCTCTAGACTAAGGTAAATAAACATAGGAGACACACATGCCAAGTTCATCACTAAACAAAATGACAGTGCCTTTGGCCAGCGATCAAAGTGCAACCACCCAGGGCCTGTTGATGCCAAAGCTGAGATATCGCTTCAGAGTGATATTTGAAAATCTAGGAGTCAGCACACCCACAACTGAGCTGACCAAGCAGGTTGTAAGTTTTACTCGTCCCAATTTGCAGTTTGAAGAAATTGCATTGCCAATCTATAACAGTACCATCAAATTGGCAGGACGTCATGCTTGGCAAGATGTTACATGTGAAATTCGCGATGATGCCAATGGTAACGTGTCAAAATTGATTGGCGAGCAAATTCAGAAACAAATGGACTTCCTTGAAATGAGTTCTGCTGCTGCCGGTATTGATTACAAGTTCCTGACTAGATTTGAAATACTAGATGGCGGTAACGGAGTCAATGAACCAGTGGTCCTGGAAAGTTGGGAGTTGTATGGCTGTTATATCAAGACTAGCGATTACGGTCCTATGAACTATGGTACCAATGAAGCGGCTGCTATCACTATCACTCTTGCCTATGACAACGCCAACCAAGGTCAGCAAGGTGGCGGTGGTATTGGTGCAGTGATTGGACGTACTCTTGGAGATGTTGTGACAGGCATAGGTACAACTCCATAAGGAGGGTTATCAGTGCCTACCTTCGGCCAAGATTTTCTCAACGGTTTTATACCCAACACCTACTTGCGTGATTACACTCACGCAAGTAAGACCTTTACCACAAATAGTTGGGAACTCAAACCTAGATTCAAATTTCTTTTCCATGTGCTGTTTACGCCAAACGTGGATCAGATTCCGGCGTTGGCCAATGTTCCGATTTTTCAAGCTCAGAACATACCTAATCTCAGTCTCACAGTCAAAACCATTGATTTACCCAAATACACTGTGGAATCTGAAACACTCAATCAGTACAATCGTAAACGCATAATTCAAAAAAGTATCAAGTACGAACCAG